CGCTAATCCACGTCGCCGGGTGAGGTCGTTTGTCTGGAGGTCTGCTGGTCAGGTCCGGAAGCTGCAACGTCAGCGCCCGAAGAGCCGCCGCCCGAAGCTCTGGAGTTTTCAGCACGGACCGCGCCGCTTTCAGGGCTGCGACCTTCGCCTCTCTCCGGGGATAGACCGGCCAGAACTCCTGAGAGAACCAACCTTCCACCGGATCGATCACAGACACGGCGGCGCTTTTTGCCGCTGGTGGTGTGTGTTCTTTTGCTTTTGTATTTACTGGAAATGAAGACGGAGAAGAAGAGTTGCCATTTGGTTCGCTGAAATCATCAACCAAAAGTGAACCACCCTTCGTTTTTGGTTCGTGGTTTGCTTCACGTCTGGTTGCACCTGAGCGCTTACCACCTGCGCTGCTTTTCTCACGCCAAACCTCTTGTTTGCTACGTTCTGCGAGAAGCCTGTCGTTGTATATGCGCCCGTCTTCCTGTCGAAACTTCGCCCTGATGGTGGCTTCGCTTTTTGACCATGCTGAGCCAAGTCTAGACAAAGTCTGAAGCGCTCTGGAGTCGGCTGGAAGGCCGCAATCTGGAGAAAGCCAAGCATGGCACAAGAGGCGAATATATGCACCCTCTTCGGCTGATGTCATAAGGGTAATGTCCATCGAAGAGAGCCAAGAATCCGGGTAGAATTGAAACGCTGGAGACTTGTACGCCTTCATCGCCGCAGACCTTGCAGCATGTAGCTGGTGACTTCATGCGCCGCCTCACGGATCACGACGCGCAGCAGCCGCATCAGGTCGTTGATGAATAGCTCCACATCCTCCGGGCTCTGTTGTGGCGCGTGCTTCTGCACAAACGCCCGCACGGCGCGTATCGATGCGTGTTCTGTTTTTGGCGCAGGTTGCGCCGTCTCGTTTGTCATTGTTCTGCCCTTCTGCCCAAGTTTTAGAAGGATGGCAGGGAGCCTTCCGGGCAGATGGAAGACTCCCTTGTGTGCCAAAATCCGTGTCGGGGATCAATCCGACAAACCCATTATACTCCGTTTTGCTTCAGCGTAGTAACGTCCCACTCCTCGAACACCAGATAAGGGTACCGCTGCCGAAACAGCTTCGCCTTCAGTTTGTAGGCTTCCGTCCGCATGCCCTTAAAGTCCACCACAACGATGCGGTTATCGCGGATGAAGCGGAAGTCCGGCACATACTCCATCGGTCGCACCTTGCGGCCCGTGGCGTCAATGTAGCCATCCATGAGGGTGTAGCGTGGTTGCCGCTCCAGGCTCTGGATCGCCCCGACCTTATGCCACAGCGTCAGCAGCGCGAACGCCCGCGCCTCACCGGCAGAGTCAAACGTCACGCCGTCGACGATCTTTTTCACCGCGTTGTACTTGTGCGCCTTTGCCTTGCCCGAGCCAGCCAATGGTGATATACCGGCTCGAGCGCAAAGTTCCTGGTATTGCTTCTCAGTCATCCTGCGTAATTTCTTCAGCGTCCACATAGTCCGTCTGCTCAACATCGGCACCCGGCAACGGAGGCTGCTCTTCGTCTGTTGATGTTGCTGGCAACTCTTCCTGTACCGGCGTTGGGTCGTAGCTAACCACCACGTTCGAGCTTGGCACCGCCCTCATGTAGTTCGTCAGCAAACCGGCGCCATTCTCGTCCATAAACGCCACTGTGCAGGTAATGTCCGTGCGTTTGATTCCGGTTTTCTTCGAGTCCTTGCCTTTCGCCGCCTTTCGCACGACGGTGAAGTTTTCCATGTAGCCGTGGCATTCGAGCTGAAAGCCGCGCCCCGTCTGCGTCTCGTCGGTTGGTTTGAACTCAATCGTCCGAACCTCCACGCGGTTGTGCGGAACATCTGGTGACCATGTGCCGGTCATTTCCGGGAGTTCCTGAGCCCAGCCAAGCGCTTCCGCAATTCGATGGGAAAACGGGAATTTCAGCTTCAGCATCTGATCTCCCGGCGTGATGGTGACGCTTTTTAGTGTTACCTGTTTTATCTTCAGTTTCTTAGGCACTTCGTCTCCTTTGTCGTTTCGGCACCCTGCCGGGATTACTTGACCCTCACATGAGATCCGAGAGGCGCGAGGATTGCCCCCGGCACACCATCCATCCCAGACTCTAGCGCGTTGTAAATCAGCGTCAGGTTGGGGTCTTTTTTGCACTCCTGCATCCCTGCGAGATCCGGCAACGCTGCGCAGACTTTCCGCCAGAGTTCGGCATTCATCTTCACGGTCACCGTGCGGTATTCGTCCGGTATCAGAGCCTCGTCAGTAATAACGACAGGTCGCCGGCCGCCATTCCCTACCAAAGAGATACTTCCCGTTTTGCCTTCCAGCTTGCGAGGCTTCCCGGCCCGGAACTCCATTTCTTCCAGCGTCACCAGAATGGCCGATTTCAAGACCGTCAGTTGCCGACCAAAGGCCTGGGCCCGGTCCTGCATGGTCTCAGCCTCATCTTTCGCTGCGTCCCGCATCATCTCCAGATGCTTCCACCAGCCGCGAACGCCGTCAACCTTTGCCACTTCGGCCTTGATGTACTCCGCTATCGCAAGGTCTACCTCCACCAGCCGCGCCGCGTGTTCCGCCTGCGGGTCCGGTCCCATGCTGGCAATATCCGGCGTGCCGGTCAGCAGTTCTTCCCGCTGCTCAAACAGGTCTGCTAATCCCTGTTCTATGTTCCAGAGAGACAGGCCGCTCATGATGCTGATTCCTCCGTAGCCAGCGGAAGTTGTGCAGGCTCCGCACCCGCACCCTTCCGCCCTTCCCTGCGCTTTGCTTGCCGGTGCAGAAGTTCGCACGTATCAATTAGGCTTTCTTGCGTTTCGGTCTCCCAGTCCGCGAACTGGTCGAGCCATTCGTCTTTCGTACTTTTACGTGGTCGCGCCATTGTCGTATCTCCTACTTCTCAAACCGCTTCAGCGCCGCGTGCAGGTCGCACACGCAGGCTTTGTAATCATTCAGTTCCACGCGCTTTTTCGCGCCAAACGCTTCCGCAATTCGGTCATACTCGCGTACTGCCGTAGACCCGCATTCAGTCAGGCGTTCGAGCAGGATCTCGCAAATGGCAGGGAACTTGTTGGTATCGCGGTCGAGCCGATCCAGCCACCCGGCAAGCTCGTTACCTCCAGCCTGAGGCATCGCCGCCGCCGGTTGCGGCCTTTGATGTTCGTCAGCGTATTCCTGTCCCGCTGCTGAGTTTGCGTCATACTTCGACCAGCCGCCGTTGGGTAGGTTCTTGCCGTCTTCTCGCCGTTTTGGAAACAAGTTCTTTAGGTCCATGCTTTGGCCAAACGAAAACCGAGCATTGCACGCCATGCAGACCAATTCGTAATAGTCGTAGCTCTTGCCAGCATTTTTGCCGGCCTTCGCTACCGACGTTCGAACCCGATAATGCAGGTCGTCGGCCTGACAGCAGCCGCATCGATTTTCCGCGTCAAACACCTCCTGAATCCCGGCCAGTTCGCTAAACAGATCCTTCGGCGTCGCGCCTTCGACGGCAAACTTTAGCCGCCCGTTACTGCTCGTGTATTCTGCTTTCATCGCTATTCCCTTCCCACTCTTGCCGCCAAACTCCTGATAACATCCTGCCGCCCCTTCAGCACTTCAGCTTTGCAGAACACATACAGCGCGGTTCCGGCGTCTTCCTTCTCATCTTCGAAACACTGGGTTTTCTGGGAGCAAAACAACTGCGTGCTTTCGAATGGCTTCCCCCCAGCGTACTGCTGATGGTTCACGGTGTAGGTGAATGACTTCGTGATCTCCGTCATCTTCCGTTCACCGTACGGTACCGCCAGCGCCGGGCGACCGTCTGGACCTAAAAGCATTTAGACACTCTGCTGGCCAACGCCGTTTTGATTGACGGCCAGTCTTCGGCACAATCCAGCATCTGCGCAATCTCGCACATAGCGTCGTAGGCCTCGTTAAGTTCGCGAGCATTAGCCTTGCTGCGCTCCATCCAAATACTTCGGGATGCCTGCGCGTCCAGCAGTCGCGATTGCAATTGTGCCATCAATTCCATTACCGGCCGCCTTCTTCGTAGTCCAGGATGCAGGTGAAGCAGAGCTTCCCGGCTGTCGTCGCTACCAACCGATCTGTGTAGCACTCCCGCACGCAGTGAGCGCAGCGTTCTTCCGTGTGGTCCAGACGTTCGGTGTGCCATTCTTCTGGCCCAAACTCGCTGGCGTCAACGTCTTTGGAGACTCGCGCAACCGGTGTTACCGCCGCGATCCAGCCCGCGACGATTGGTGCAAAAACAGGGTGAAGTTTAGTCATTTTGGTAGCCCTCCTACAAGCCACAAATCTAGTATAGCATAACTAATGATTTACTGCGGGTTAGCGAAATCTTTGAACCAGTAGCCATGCAACCGCAGGCGCAATGCCAAGCGGTTTCCGCGTGCCGTTTTTGTCGAGCTCTCGCCGCTTTACCTCTGCCAAGCCCCTGTCCCGCGTCACGGTTGAACAGTAGACCGGTAGGCGTACCCAGCTATCGTCGCCGCGTGGTGGTGTCAGCGTGTCCAGTAGCGCCGGTGCCGGTTTTCCGACGCCGAACGCATCCTCCATGACGTCGCGGATAATACTGCTGATGCTCGTAGACGCTGTCCCGGTTGCCCGCAGCGCTGCCGCCGTAGCCGACGGAATCTTCACAATCAATGAGCAGGTGCCTTCCGGTAAACCGGATGCCTTACTTTTTTTTGCCATACTCCAACTATAGCATCACTGATGTAAACCTTACTGAAGCATTAATGCAGCCGCTTTGCCCGATACGTCTGGCGCAGGCCCGCCCACCGGCATGTTACACGTTGCAGCCTGCGTAATGATCTGAGCGGTCAGAACGTCAATTGCCTGCCCGTTTGGCGCTTCATTCATCGGACATCTGCATGACGCCAGCATCACGCCCGTCGGCTTGCCGTCTGGTCCGATTGCCTCGCCAGCAGGACTACATGCGAACGAATAACACTGCGCCATACCCTCAGTAACGGTATTGCAAACATGCGGAGGAGCTGGCGTCGTGTGCTGCCAGTCAGGAGCCTGCGGGATTTTCGTGCGAATTGAGTAAGCGCTCCAAACGCCCGTTTTGCCGTCTACAATGACCGGGTCCACGCACTTGTTGCCCTCTGGCATGTTGCCGGTGCCGGGGGACGATACGGACGGCCCACGCAGGATCGGACACAGGCAGTCAGCGGCTTGCCACGTCGTGACAGCGCCCATCGTATTGACCGTTATTTGACCTCTTCCCGGCGTGCAATTCGTCGCGGCGCACAACGCATAATCGTTCGTGCAAACTTGCACGGGCACCGTAGCCACAGATGGTGAGCGACACGCAGACGTAATCAGGATGGCAAGCAACGCGGCGTATTTCATTTTGATCTTGTCCTCTAGGTCAGCAACGCTGAAACCAGTTCCATGTCAGACGCCGAGATCGTCGCCCCGTCCAGTAGATCCACCGGCAACGGTTGACAATCCAACGTCACAATCTGCGCGAATACCGGATCAGCTTCGAACGCTGCCGCAAACTCCGGCTTTACCATCCGCGCCGCGCCGTCGTTGACCGGAATGCTGTTTGCGTCCGTCATCAGCGCCACCCGTGCCGCCGCTGCTGCCCCGTATTCTGCTTCCAGAAGCCGCAGGATGCGTCGCAGCTTCCACGCGCCCATCGCTGGTATAGGCTGTCCCGCCAGACGCTTCAGCGCCCCGGAATCGACTGCTATGAGGATGTCTCGAACCGTTAGAACCATGCAACTAGGTTACACTGACAAGCTGGCCATCGGTGAATTGCAGCGTCAAAGTATCTACGCTGGTAACCAGTCCTCCGCCATCAACATTGACCGCTGTAACGACGTTAAACGTATCAGAAACACCATCCGCCGCCAGCAAAAAATCTACGGTATTGTTTTGCGCCGCGCTTCCCAACCCGAGATTCGACCGTGCGGATGTCGTGTTGGTCAGGTCGCTGAGGTTGTTTGCAATTACCAGATACGTGCTGGCCAAGCTGGGGATATCGGCTGCTACTAAACTGCGGAACGTAGGAGCCGCAGCCGCACCGGATGTTGGGCCCGCATATACGCGGTTACTCAGTGCAGTTGCAATGCTCAACGTGATGCTGCCAGCCGACGTAACTGGAGATCCGGAAACCGTAAACAACGCGGACAGGCCGCTGAGCGTAATTCCCACGCTGGTAACAAACGAGAAACCGATATCTGCTGCAACCAACGCCCGAAACGTCGGAACTGCCGCCACGCCTGCTGCTGGTCCAGCCAGCACGGTGTTTGCCGTTTGCGTGTTCCAGGCAATAGCAAGCGTTCCTGCGGTAGTCACGGGAGAACCTGTCACCGCAAACTGAGTCGGAGCCGTAAGAGCCACGCTGGTCACTGTAGCCGTTGCTGAACCTGCTGGCGCCGCGCCCGCTACGACTGGGCCCGACGAACTACCGCCAGAGCCGCCGCCCATGCCAGCCCAGAAGTCGAGATACGAACCTATGACGCCAACGTTAATGACGGTTACAGTGTAGAGGTAGTGTCCCGCGTTCGCGCCTGCTGGCATCCCTGCTTGGTCCAGATATGTATCGACTTCGACCAGCTTGCCCTGGACTTCCTGAATCACGTAATCGCCATTGACCAGCGCCGCAATTCCAACTGGCTTGTCGCTCATGTTGATTGTCAGATATTGCCCCGGTGTCAGGCCCGGAAAGTAGGTATCAAAGCTAAACGAGACTGGCAGTGTGGAATAGGCTTCCAAGGCCTGTTGCGCCGCCAGCAGCCCGGTGGGAGCGCTTGTGTTGTTTGTGTCGCTGATCTTCTGCTGGTATTTTCCGGTGCCGTCCTCAATTGCGGCCCGAGCCTGAACCAGCGCGGTATCTTCCACCACAATGCAATCGCCGCCCAGCCGGTTGTACTCTACCTGCAGGGACCACGGAGCCGTGATCGGTAGCGACGGTCCTCCCGGCACGCTGGCGAGTTCCACAGACGCGCTGCCAGGTGTGTAATACAAATTCGCCGTGTTTGAGGTTCCTTCTACTGCCACTTGCAGAGTCTCGGTGCCGATAACGGTAGTACCGCCTGCGGTGAGAACTGCAGACCATACAAAGTTCGTGGCCGCTTCCGCTAGCGCAGCAATGTACCCGGCCCCCGCGCTTTTGTTCCGCACGGTGAACACACCAGCCGCCGGCGCGTCCGCATTCAGTAAAGGGTTTTCCCATGTCGGCATCGAATACGTCAAGCCGCGTTGAGATTCCGTGGCATTCAACGCATACGCAAAATTGGTCGCACACGCCGCCGCCGTCGCTCCGATCAGCACTTCGCCCCACTCTCGATTGTCCAGAGCGGTCACGAACGTATAAACCGTATCTGCAAAGTCGCCGCCGCCGCTGATACCCTGGTCGGTCCATATGACTGTCGCGTCAACCGTTGTGCTGCCAGATGCGTTCCATGTCGGTTGCGCAGCGCCGGACGTGCCCGCTGTAGTGACCTTCTGAACGTGGCCCGCCGGGTCGATGATGATCTGGCCCAGAGCGTACGGTGCCAGCGCCGCCCAGTTGTACAGAGACCCACCAGCCGGGTAGCTGATGGTTACCGTGTTACCGTCTGCCGGCAGTCCGGAGAACGTGCCTACCGCCGTGTTTTGCGTGTTCTTCGTCACCCAGGCCGCTACGATCTGATTTGGCAGTTCTCGCAGCGTAAACGTGTCGGTTCCGTTCGGCGCGAACAGTTCGGAGGAGTTGGCAAACGCATTTGCTGATAGTTGGATAATCTGCCGGTTGCGGAAGTCCTGCCGGTTCTGCTCCCACTTCATGGAATCCCAGTTAATATCTTCGGTCACCAGCGAGAACGGTGCTGCGGTCAGGCTGGGAACGTGGAACTCCAGTTCTTGCGTTGCCGGATCCACGTACCAGACAAACTGAGATGACGTGGCCAGGTTGCTGATGATGTCGGAGAGCGGAGTGTAATCAGAGATCACCAGAGACGGGATAGTGGAGCCTCCCGAGATCGTGCCGAGCGTGATCGGTGAGCCGGTCATCAGCGCGTTAAACAGGCTCGTTACAATAGACCCCGCGGTCACATTGATGAAGGCCTGAGGCGGTACCAGAATCGCGTCCAGGCATTGCTCCAGCGACACCACGGAGCAGAGATACTTCCGGTACCCTGCCACGCCGTCCCATGATTCCTCAATCCGGTCAATCGTGCCGACGAATACCAGCGTGGTCGCAGTCGGCCCGACGTCGTAAATGAACAACTGAGAGCCCATCGTGGGCGAGTACGCATCGCCGGCCGCCACGCGAATCGGCACCGTTGCCGTGCCCCGCTGCCGCATCATGAGCTGAAAGTCTGAGCCAGTTCCGCTAAAGTCAAGTCGTGCCGTCTGGTCCGTCAGGCCGCCTATAGGCTCGTTGATGACCAGCCATGCAGTAGCGGGAACCGGTGGCACCGAGACAGACGCCATTGTGACGAACCCGATTACCGTACCGTTCGCGTCGTTCGTGGTCCAATTGACCGTCAGAGCCCCAGAGCCCGGAAACGATGGCACGCCGACGGCAGTTCTTGTCTGGGTATCGTTGTTGGCGATCTGAAGGTAATCGGACGTGTACGAATGCGCGTTCGACGTTCCCGCGCCGTTTTCGTCCTGCACCGCCGTTGAGACTGAGGAGGTCGCCGTATCACGTGCTGCAATTGACGCACGGAGCCCGCCAGTGCCTGCGCCGCTGGTCTTTGATGTCGTAGCATACAACGCAAGCCCAGGATTAAATGCAAGCCCGCTTTTAACGGTCTGCGTAACTGGAGCCGCTGCCGTACTCTTCGTGAACGATCCTACCCACGCATCCGATACCTGCAGACACAAACTGACGGCCTGAAACGCACCTGATGGGCTGCTGGGAAAGTTGAGCGTGAAGCCGCCCCCGTCGAAGCTCTTGAACGTGCCCCGAAGGGTATCCGCGCCGATACCCGACAGCCCGAGAACGCAGCCTTTTGAAGCAGAAGCGCCCGACGGGCTGGAGAACTTCGAGAACGCCGCTGCCGTGCCCACGTTGTCGGAGCTGAATAAGGCCTGAAACCATTGCCCGGTTTCGGTGGCCGCTACGCTGTCCGTGGCGTTTGGACCCATGCATCCAAACCCAAACGCCGCGCCGGTCGCGCCTGCTGGTAGCGCCGCTGTGACGGCGCCCGCGTGAAGATGGAACACGAGATTTGGTTCCCACGTCAGCCCGGTAACAACCGCATCGCCAGAAGTCGGCATGTTCCAGTTAATAGTCTGGGATAGTGGCGCTTCGGTAGCCGTAAACGCGATGTAGTTGACTACATAGCCGGTGGCCGCTGTGTTGACGGTCCAGTTTACAGTGAACCCGTCAGCGTCGATTGTCAGGTGCCCCAGCGATTCTACCGCCCCGGAGTTGGTCACGAAGTTGAGAGCTTCGTCCGCAAAGTACCGCGCCGTGTTGCTGGTACCCGCCGCATCCTGAATCGCCGCGCAGACTGAGTACCCGCCGCCGAACGGTGACCAAAACCCGGCCATCTGTTTGACGCCAGCTTGCCACGTTGCCGAGGACGTGTTGCCCGCGCTGAAGAAGATTATGCACGATGCCTGAAAACCCAGCCCGATGATGGCCTGAGTTGTGACCGCGCTCGATTTGGTAAACGATCCTGAGTAAGCCATTTCGCCTTATTTTACGGTACCGAATAAATCAGAATGATTTTTTAATCCCCTACCGAGACGCCGGTGAATACTTTGGGTTCGTGCTCTTCAAATACGCCGGGAGTTGCCGCGCCACTTCCCGCACGAACTCACGCGGATTGTTGACGCCGTTAGCCGTGATGCTGCCGATATTGATACCGCCGCTGCTGGAAGATGCTGACGGAAAACTGAGCCCCGCGCCGCCGGTCAGCATGTGATTTGGAACGATACGCCCGGCCTGATCCGGTATAAACAATTCCGGCCCGCGTTCGCCAACAATCGCCATTTTTCCCGGTTCTGGTCTGCCGCCGTCCGCAAATGCAGCCAACGGAGCGAACGAAGATATCTGACCATAAATGGCCGCTGCGACTCCAGGTGCCAGTGCTGGTCCAATTATAGGAATTGCTGCTGTAGCTGCCGCTGCCGCTGCTGCTCCAACCGCCGCGTAGCTCATAACTGACGCAACGTTGAGAGCAGATGTAGCCTCGTGCGAAGTTGCTGCCGCTCCGACTTGAGCCGTTGCTACTCCCGCAAACGCCGGAATCAGTTTCAGGATGCCCTGCAATGCAGCCTGGAGTCCGATCTTGAGAACGCTGGTCGCCGCAGTCATGGCAAGTTGCTTGCCAACGTCCCGCAGCATGTGACCAACCTTGCCGCCTTCGACTGCCGCCCGCGCCAATGATGACGACAAACCGTCAACGGTCATCGCTGTTAGTTGCACGCCAGTGGTCGCCAACTTCTGCCCTATCGTCTTATCGGAACCAGCCACTCCAGCCAATCCGGTTTTTAGAATCCCCATCGGAGATTCTTTTTGCTTTAACTCCAGAATGCGCGACTCCGCTGCATACTGTTCGTTTGTGACCCCGACACGTTCGCGCTCTAACTGAAGCGAGTACTGTGCTGCCTTCGTTTCGTCGCCAGCGGCTTCTGCGATCTTCTGAAGCGATTCGAGTTCTGCAATCCTCGCGTTACCTTTTTCGCGATCAAACTGAGCAAGTTCCCGCATATGCTGAACCTGTTGCTGAAGCGTGTGAACTACTGCTAGACCGTAAGCACGTTCATTCTGAAGTTTTCGACTTTCCGCCGCGCCTTCGGCCCCGGCTGCGGTGCGCATCGTTTGATTTTCTTGCGCACGTTCCCGCGCCTTGATCATGTCCGCTGCGATGCGGTTTGCCAGCGCCTCAGATTCCAGAGCCAGTTCTGTAAACTTCGCCAGATGCTGTTGAGCTTTCTTTGCCTCAGCATCCATCACTGACGCTCCACGTTTCGCGATGGACTCGATGAGTCTATTTCGCTCTTGGTTGAGCGTCCCGAGCTTGATCGTGATGTCGCGGTACCGTTCGGTATTGTCGGACTCGACCGCCAGACGTTGCTGCCAAAACTTAAGTTCTTCTCCGATGGTTACCTGGTGGTTAGACTTCAGTTCCGCCAGCGCCAGTTGATCAGCCTGGCCCATCTCCTGCGTATGGCGTTTGGCATCCTCGGTCGCTTTTTTTTGAACTGCGTCAGTTATCTGCGCGGCCTCTTTGTCGCCTTTCAGGTTTGCGTTGACAGAACCGAGACCGATACCTTTGGCTTGCTCTTGTAGAGACGCAATCTCACCTTCCAGCAAAGCGATCCGCGCCGACTTGTCGACCGCATACCCGCCGGGAGCCGCAACCGCCGATTTCAGCAGGTTCTGAAGTCTCGCAACCTCTGCCGTGTACTCTTTGGTGAGTTCGGTATTTAGCTTCGTCTGAGCCGCACGTTTGAGCGCTTGGGACGTCTCAGCGGCGAACAGGGACACGCCGCCAACTTCCGGCACGTTCGTTGCAGCCTGAATGCCCTGGTTGCCCTTTTCGGTGAGCGCCGCGATGCGAACCTGAAACGCCCGAAGGCGTTCTTCAATGTCTTCGGTTCCGGCCTCTCCGATGATCTGCCGTGCAATCCCGACCTTGTTGGCTGTAAAGATATCCTGAGTTGTTTTCAGATCTTTCGCGAGAGATTGCTGGAGCTTGTCAGCCGCCACCCGAGCTTCGTCCAGAGCTTCTTTTAGCCCGTTCTGAGGCTTGTGTTCAATCTTCGCAATCTCATTCGCCAGTTTGTCATTGGAGAGTTGCAGTTCGTCGTTCGTCTGGCGACCGGCCTGAATCAGATCAGCAAACGCCGCATGTATAACGGCACCACCCTTGCCAGCTCCCTCAAACAATTCAGTGATGTTTCCTGTGATGCGAACAATAGCTGTGGCAAACGCAATGGCACCAAGAACCGGAAACAAATTCACCAAGACTTGGCCAAGTCCAGGTATCAACCCGATAAAACGTTCTGCCGCAACTCCAAGACCGGGAATTGCGCCGACGAACGTTTGCATTTTTTGCCCTGCTTTTTCAGCAGCTTCTCCGGTTTGAGTAATACCAGACGCAACCTGTTTAATCGTTGCAGTCGTATTGTTTATGCTGCCGGCAGATTTATTAAACGCCTGCGCAATCTTGCCGCCAGCGTTTGCGGCTGCCGCTTCGGCTGCTTTCAGATCCGCCTGAAGTTTAGTCGGGTCGCCTTCAATGTTTACGCGGACGCTTCCGAGATCCATTAGTTCACCACCGCATTCTTTCGAGTCGCCCAGTCGGGCAGGTCTTCAACTTCGCCGGCCATCTGTTTATCCGGTCTGGTAGCCATCCACTTATCCGCCAAAGCTTTAGACTTCCGTTCGGCCCGGTCGCCCTTGCCAAGCAGGTCTTCTGGGGTCCACGGCGTTCCATCGCTGTCAAAATGTGCGTTATACAGGGTTGCCTGAATCGAAGCGTGCAGATAGTTCTGTCGCTCTATGCCATCCAGCCATACCTGCCGTAATGCGGAAAACTCCCGAGGGGTCAGGTTCCACAAAGTCGCCTCTGTCAAGCCCAAACCGTCTCGGGAGATCCCGAACGCCCACACTGTCAGCCAGTCTTCTTCGTTCAGGCCAGCGCGGTCGTTTCCGCCGGTATCGCCTGCACTGAGATTTCCGCGTCCGGCACTGCTTTTTTTACCGCTTCGATAAGCGCTTCGGTCACCAGGGGTTCGTCCGATGGTTCCATGATGTCTGCAAAGTCCAGAGCACGCTGGAAGCCTTCAGAGCGCCACTTGCCCGTGATTGGGTCGAAGCTGCCGGCCGCCGCTGCTGCGAGCTCGAGCACTGACGCTGTGGCCACGTTCTTGCCCCATTGCGCCAGTTGGAAGTGTGCAGCATAGGAAAGCCGAAACGTAAGCATCTGACCGCCAGCCAGCGTGACTGACGGCCATTTGATCGGTTGAACCGTTTGAGGTGTCATAGCGCGTTACTGAAGCGTGGGGGCTCCATTATTTGACAGTTCGATGTCGGCAGTAAACACGTCGCCAACCTTGCCGGTCTCGTTGAATCCGGTCACGTAAGCCGAGAAGTAATCGGTGGACGCCACAGCCTGATCCGGATAAATCGCCTTCCAGTTGACCAGCGTCTGATTGATCATCAGCAGCCTTAAACCGCGAATCACGCCCGATGTAGAGTTCTGGTGGGTTGCTTCCTTCGGCATGTAGAAAATTTTGAACTTAATCGTTCCCATGTCGAGCAGCGTGCTGATGCGACGACGCCAAAGGTCTCCCGCGTTGGTAACGTCAGCGGTTTCGGCTTTCAACGGCATCGTGAAATCGGACACGTTGCAAATTGTCGTGAAGGTTTCCGGGCTTGAGCCGTTGCCGGCTTGAAGCTGAAATCCCGTGAATGAAAGACCGGCTCCGACGCCGGATGTCTGTGATGCTGGTGCAGGCATGTCGTTTGTTCTCCTATGCGTCCTGATTTACGTACAGCCTCACGTCTACCAGGCGCATAAACGTGAGAGGGTCTGTCTGAGCGATCCCCATGTCAATATCGTTCGCTATCAGATTTGGATACGTTGCAAGGCCTGGAATACCGGGCCCGTCGAAAGTGTTAAGAAATGCCGTGAGCGCCAGAACCACAAGCTCTGCATTTTCCGAATCGTTGCCGCTGCCGTAAATCCGGAACTGGCATCGCGTCCAGCCCGTTGGCATCTTGCCCGAGCCTACGTAATCGCCCGGGTTTCCCACCATCTCTACTACCACAGCTGGAAAGTCCCGGCCCTGAGGTAGCCGCTGATCGAACCAGCGAAACGGTGAGGAACCGAGCAACGCCACCAGCCCCGCGTCAACGCTGGCCGCACTGTACAGTCTGGCCTTCAGGCTGCTCATGGTAGAACGTTTCTCCACAACCAGACCACCAGATCATTCCACCGCCCGATCAATCCCGCGCCCCGTGGCAGGCTCCAGTGAACCCATCCAGATTGCTGAATAGACAGCATCGGAGTAACATCTGTTGAGATCAAGCCTGCTCTTGAAACTTTGATTCGATTTATCATGGAGTGGCCACCGTTACCCTTTGAAGCTTCAGTCGCGTCTGTGTATGCTGGCTGTCGGATTCGGCGCCGAGGAGGTCGTAGCGCGTGCCGTCTACGTCAACCTGCCAGCCCAGCCCTGCCGCCGCGTTACTTGCCAATGGATACCAGCCGGTCAGCAGGACATGCCGAAACCGTTCCGCCAGCACATCCGGTACAGACTTCCGCTCCGTCGCACTGAACCCGTCAGGCGCATCCATACAGGCAATGTTGACCATGCCGGACACCGCCGCGAACGTGCCGATAAAGTTTCCCGTTACGCCCTGCGTTTGCACCGGAGCATAGAAGGTCGCCAGCGAGATAAACAGGCCCGTCTGGACCGCCAGAGGCATGATTGCGGAAAGCGCGTGACTGAAGCCTTGCTGCATTACAGATACGCCTGCCTCTGCGCTTGATTCCACCAGCGCTGCCGGTACGCGAACGAGGTGGAGCACTGCTCGATAATCATGAACGCGCCGGATTCGTCGTCTGTGGTTCGGTACTGCGCCGCTTGCTCCCGCAGCATCTTTGCGCCTTCCGCGGGCTTCATTTCGACATCAAGGATGCGCGTGAACATTGCCAACTTCGAAGAGTTTGCCGCCATCGCATCCAGCAGAAGAGCCGCGACGCGCAGGTATGACACCGCAGAAGCCGGCACGTTTGCGCCCGCCGGTGGCGAGTAGAACTGAGCGCTCTGGAACGTTCCGCCCTGAATCGTAAACGCTGCGCTGACTTCAGCATCCGCGAACACAAAGTTCTGGCTGTCAGTGTCGGAGATCAACAGTCTCACGTAACTGATTGCGGGTTGCGTGTCGAAATCGTAGGTGAAAGCCATGATTATTTCGTCGCTTTTACCACGACGGTACCGGCTGCCGATTCTGCCGCCGCGAGGTTAGCCGATACCCTTGCTGCCTCTGCCTCTGCCACCGCAGCTGAGTAACGTTGCACCAACGGCGTTGCCAGAGAATCGCGGAAATGCTTGATCAGCAATTCATGGATGCTTGCATACCGTGGCGTGCCGTCGTCATTTTGTTCTGCTATGAAACTTTTCATGGCTGCTACGGCTTCATCGGATACGGTGGCTTCTACGGTCTGGTTGTCGGCTTCAATGATGATTTTCATAGTGTCGTTATCCTATTTCCACACCGGGATATATCCGGTTGATCCGTCTGAGGTCAGCACCTTGAACCACGTATACGGTGCCGTGTTAGTCACAGCCGGGGAATTTGTACTGAGCAGCGCAGTCCCGGCTCCGGTAGAATTGGAGCCACTAAACTTCATGAGCCCGCCGATTTCAAACACCTGTGTAGAGCTTGTGTCCGCCGCGCCAAGGCTAATCACAACACGGGTCGCCCCTGTCGTTGCTGTCTGGTCGTAAAACCGTGCTGTGCCACTGGCTCCTGATTTTGCGACATCGAGCAGGTACACTGGCGATGTCGTCCCGATGCCGACATTCCCAGTATTTGAGATCGCAATTCTGCAACCCGCCGCGCCGACATCATAGACACCGAAAGCCCCCGTCCCGCACACAGAGGATGTCTCCCCAGAGATCACGTAATACTGCCGCCCGCCGGATACCCCTCGCGAGTCTAGATTCAGTCTAGCCCCGGTCCCGCTGGAAGTTTCGATACCAATACTGGCCGACGGCCTGTAGATGTAAAGGGACTCAGGTGGGCTGCTGGTCCCAATCCCAAGCCTGTTGTTTGTCGCGTCCCAGAAGAACTGGCCAACGTCCTGATTGAGAATTCCAGAGGCCGAAACATAAGGCACTGAGCCAACGGTGGTCAAATTGCCAACGCCTCCGATCAGGTCGGTACCGGCCACGGCGATTGACGGGACGCCGGTTGCTGTGGTGTTTTTTAGCAGTCCAGTTGCCAGCCCAGACAATGTGGTCCCGTTGATTTTTACGACTGTTGCCGCTACCGTGCCAACCGTGGTTGTCACGTCTCCGGTGATAGCTGGCATTCTTGCCGCTGGAAGTGTCCCGCTGCTGAGATCCGTTGCGCTGCCGGATGTCGCCACCGTTGCGAGAGTCAGCGCCGTCGAAAATCCGCCGGTACCGTTGCTCGTTAAAGCTTGCCCGATTGTCCCGTTGGTGGCTACTGCGTAATCAGTACCGGCTGTTGCCGCTGAAACAACGCCAGCACCGTTTGCCTTCAGAATGCCGGTCAGCGTTCCTGCGCCACCCCGTGCTTCTGCCAATGTTCCCGCTGTGAGGTCAGACGCGCTACCCGATGTTGCCACGGTGGCCAGCGTCACCGCTGTTCCGAACCCGCCAGTGCCGTTGCTTGTCAGCGCCTGCCCGAGCGTTCCGTTCGTGGCTACTGCGTAGTCCGTTCCCGCAGCCGCCGCCGAAACGACGCCCGCGCCATTCGCCTTGAGAATCCCGGATAGCGTACCCGCGCCGCCCCGTGTTGCCGCTACCGTACCAGATGCAAGGTCTGACGCTGAGCCAGATATCGCTATCAACGCTAGGTTTCCGGTGCTCAACAATCCCACTGAGTTTGTGGCAACGTAAGGCCGCGCCGCTGCATTTATCAGCGAGTTCATGGTTACCGTGGACATCGCAATAAATGGCCCGGTCACGGTCAACGAACCAGCCACGGGTACGACGCCTTCCAGATCTGCAATGGTGTACGGCCCGCCGGTCGGTGGCACTGTCCACTGAGAAGTAACCGGCAACCGCTGGCCGCTTTGGTTGTAAGCGACTGTGTACAGCCCAGGAGCCAAACAAATATCAATCCCGTCTGAGACGTTGATAACCTGCCGCGCCTCAACCAGCGTTGCACCAGCAACCGTCGTGGCGTACTGCAACGTGTAGGTAATCGAGCCGGTCCACACGGTACTATCCGGGTTCAGGAACGGATCGACAATGTTGATAAAGCCGGTATCGCAGACTATGCTCATTTTACCCTTTGCTCAAAACAGAAACGCCGCGTTGACCCCTCACCCGAGTTGTCAGCGCGGCGTCACCGTATAGCCAATTGCTGCGCCTTAAACGCCCTGCCCGGTGGAAGACACAGCCGAACGTCCGTCAAGCTGAACGCCGCCAAACGCCATGACCGCTTTGAACTCGCTTGCCATTGTCCGGAAGTCGCCGAGGGTCTGGTCGACAACGCCTGAGAGTGACATGGTGTTCGGGACCTTGCGGTACAGCTGAGGTGTCTCGTAGCCGCGCAGGTCGCCGATTTCAAGAGCCGGTCGGCCTTGAGAAGCCGGGTCAGCAAAAATGTACCATTGCGTATATTTCACGCCCGCGCTGGTCGTTACGATGGGCAGATACGGGTCCATGATAACGGTGAGGTTACCAATAATCCAGTTGTCTACCCTGACGCGCTGTGCACTGGCCAAAGTGGTTGTTGCGCCCGAGCCAGAGCTAACGTTTAAACCGCCATTGACGTTGACGTCAACGCTGAGCTGGTGCATAATGTTCTGAGCCGTCACGTAAAGAGAAGGCCCAACTACCAAGAACATGCGCCCGGGGATTTCGATGGGATCGCCGCCGGTGTCTACCTGATTCATGAAGACGGTCATGCCGTCGGAAAGCCCCTGAACGCTGAGCGCCGGATTATTGGATGCCGCCCCGTTTGCCGTGATGATTTGATTGGCGAACGTGGTAGAGAACAGCGTAGAGTTCGGCCCGGTAGTGCCCGAATACAGGTTCGTGATGAACTTGCTCTTCGTGCGCCGTGCGCCACGTGCCAGCCGCTGGGACAGATCACGGAAGATTCCAAGATCATCGTTGATGACAGCTTCCCAGCTGACCTTTGCGCCCTTCTCGTATTTCAAAGGTGCGTAGGTGATAGGGGTGCGCTGCGTCATGTCGCCGAGCGGGAGATCCTGCATTTCGGCAACGGCATTGAACGGTGTTTCGAGTCCGTCCATAATGAAGATCTTCTTGTTGCGGAAGTCGCCCAGCGTTGTTTTCTTGACGAGAGGCAGAACCGGGATCGGCACTTCGCTGTAATCGCCCAACAGTTCGCGGTCGAGAACATCAACCGTCAACGCCGAGAAATCGCTGCTGGTCATTGTTTCGCGAAATACTAGCGGATAGCGTGCACAGAGAGTGCGAAACGCCCCGGCTTCAGTCAGGTTAAACGCCTGCCGCATGTAGAACGGGTCCAGACGGCCTTCCTTGAAGTCGGCCCAGATCTCAGCAGCGCCAATGACACGACGACGCCTCGCAGCGTTTTCGGCCATTGTGACAGCAGAGAATCCGGGAACGTCTACGGCCCCGCCGGTCAGCGCAGACCCTGTGTACAGATCGAGTTCGCTCATTTAATTGCCCTCCAGACGGACCGTGCAGGTAGTGCTTGTGGTGCCAGACGAAACCGCAGTCAGTGCGTTGCCAAACGCTGTGCCGCTTGAATTTTTGTCGAGGTTGAATCCGTACCGAATGTTCGTGGTTGCATCGTAGGTGCCCGCGTCAGCATAAAGCTGGTCGCCGGGTTTGATGGCCGAATTGACAAGAGGAGAGTTTGCAGACCGTGCAATCACGGTGAGGAAATAACAGTCCTCCCCAGTGTCAATAGTTGCCGTTGTCGGACTTGTCGGAGTCGGCAGCGGCTGCAGCGCCAGAATGATGCCGGGGATACATCCCGGAGTTCCAATCTGACCCAGCATGACTGCCTGTCCAACCGTCACCGCAGACGGTACCGGCACGTTAATGTTCCAGCGTCCGTTGATAGCCTGATTTGTTGCCATTACTGAACCCTCCCGGCCACAGCGGCCTTCGAACCAGCTTCGGAAAGACCAAGCCGCGTGAAGATTGCAACTTCGCGTTCGTGGTCATCCTGCGCCGTCTGTTTTGCTTCGGCGAGCTTGACAGGATCTCGAACAACTTCGGTGCCGATGTTGAGCACGCGTCCGCCGTTGCCGATAGCCTGGCCGAATCGCCGAGCCTCTGCCGTCACGATAGCGATGAAGCCCTCCGCGTCAACAGAGCCGTCTTTCATCGGAATCGATTCCCGAAGAACCGTGTCGATCACGAAAGCCTTTTGAGCTTCGGTGAATCCAATGCTTGCCAGAGCCTGGTTGGCGATGACAATTGCATCACCGCGCCGGGCTCGCTCCTGAAGCGGTGCGGTCGCCTGAGCTACCGCCGTTTTGACCGCCGCTTCTACGATCTTTTGCACTTCGGCTGTATCCATCATGTCGGACTCGCCTCCTTCTAAAATTCCTGCGTCCCGTGCCGCTTCAGCAAGCGCCAAACCGCCGCGCCCTGCCTTGGTAACGTAGTCCACAGATTCCACATAATCGATGCTGGCCAGTTCGGGTTTCCCGTCGACTAGACGGCCTGTGCCCTTGCCACCGGCCCTGATACTTAGCCCGATGTGTGGTGCACGCTCTTCGACCTTCTGCGCGTAATCCGCCATCACCTTTGCCTCTGCGTACAGCCCCGGACCTTTTACGCCGTTTGCTTCGTACCTTGCAGGGCTGGTGATGATTGCCGCCAGTTGATCGAGATTGCCTTCAGGCCGCGCCGCTTCTTCAGCTTGGGTCGGGTGATTCCAGAACATCAGCGTGCCGGGCCCAAACTTGCCGGCTGCCGCTTCCAGGACTGCAGCCGGATAGTGCGCCGTGCTGCCAGTGCCCGGTGAGATGAGCTTGATCGGGTACGACGTCCGCATTGCCTCAGTCAGCTGAATGCTGGTCAGGAACTCCGCGCCGGTTGACTCCACCAGCTTGAGGTCTGCCGATGCTGTGATTGCCGCTTCCTTCATTCCGCAGGACGCACCGAGCTTCATTGACGCATCGTGTATCGCTTGGAGCTGAGACATGTCGCGCTTCGAGTTGCGCGCCCCGGCTTCGGTCGCTTCGATCTCACCCATGTGCATTTCGTAGGTCGTCATCGGCATGACTTCGACAGCGCTATCCATTGCGATGGTTGCGCCCGATGCGCTGCAGGTATACGCTGCCTTCATCAGGTCGTCGTTGTGTGAGTAAACCACCTGCCCGGCATTCTCGTCGCCAAACACGGCCACAATATTTCCATACATGCCAGAATTCTCGTGTGCTTCGTCTAAAGCCTTGCGAAGCCGCATTTCAAGATCGGCGGTAGACATGCCCGCTGCCGCTTCCTGCAACTTCTGCGCTACAACCGTGAATCCTGTCCGAAGTGCCATCTGGGCTGATAGTACAGTTCACGCCACGGTCACCACAAGAAACCGTGAGAATGTTTTAGTAACATTAAGAGCGATGGCAAACGACAAGACGTGCTCCAAGGAAGGTTGTGACCGGCCCGCCGCCCGAGGTAAAGACGCATGGTGTCTGGAGTGTCGAGCAGCCTATCAGCGCGAGTACACCGAAACAAAGCTCGTGCAGGCTCGTGGAGCCGGATTCGGTGATGGCTGCGAAGCCATGCGCGAGGCTCTAATGGCAACGTTTGATGCAATGGGTCGCGCCCAGATCTCAGCCGGTGAAGCTGTTGGAGTCGTTCGGCAGGCTATGCGCCCCACATTGGTCCGCCCAAAGCACGTTGATTTCGTCGTAACCTGAAAACAGTGAATCCTCGCGCCAGTTCCGGTTTTAAGCCTGGCAATCTTGCTGCGATTGAGGAAATGATCACAGCCCGGGTAGTCGAGGCGGTAAAGGAATCGAGCGTTGCGGTCATGGACGCTGCCAAGATCCTCGTGCCGGTAGACACTGGAGAATTGCGCAGTTCGATTGCTATGCAGGTGGAGCTCAAGGGTAAGATCGTCGTCGGCACGATCTACGCAGGCGCAAACCATGCCGCGTTTGTGGAGTACGGTACCGGCCTCGTTGGTGCCGCCGCGCCACACCCGCCGCTACCAACTGAAGGTGTTCCGATCACTGGCAGTTGGATCTACGACTACAAGGGACAAGGCTGGATCGGTATGGCTGCCCGCCCGTTCCTGCGCCCTGCCTATGACGCTTCAAAAAACTTTATCTTGGCAGCGTTCCGGCGTCAGGGCTTCAAAGTGTGACCTGCCGGAAGTCCAGCGAACAGTAACAGCGCGGGTGTGCGGTCGGCCTTTGATTGCCAGACAAAAACGTCTCATCAATTCCGATGTACCCTTCGGCCTCGTTCAGGATGCAGATCGCGCACGGATTGCCGGATTCCGTAACCCACCGCTTTTCCGTAAACCCGGCAGACCGCGCCAGTTCGGTTCGCCCAAAGTTGTACGCGTTGTTCACTTCCGTCTGTGCAATGAGTTCAGCCCTGACGCTGCTAAATTCCTTTACTGTTGCTTTGATTGCCCCAACAATGTCGTCAGCTGTGCCGCCCTGCCGAACTGCCAGGGTGATGGCATCCCGCAACTTCTGCTTTGTCGTCTCCGCCAGCGTGCCGGTCAGCTTTGAGAGTGAATTAGTTTTCAGGTACTGGCTCATCTTGGTGTCTGGGATCAGCGCCGCGGTGTCCAGTTGCGCCGATAGTTGCGCTTCGGCCTTTATGATTGCCAGTTCAATCAGCGCTTCGTATCGGATTGAATCATTTGCCGCAATCGACAACGCCAGCGGTGAAATGGAACTCATCCACCCGTCTACAACGTCAGCTTCGGTTTCTTTCATCGTTATCGCTGACACCATCAGACGCCCTTGCCGTCGAAAGTAACGCGCCATCAGCCGCGTGACTTTGCGAACGATGGGCTCCAGTGCTCGTGCGTGTTCCGGTGCCCGCAAGCCTTTAATTTCGGCCTCAATGAGTTCTGCCAGCGCGTAGATTTCAGCGATCACCCGCGCACCCGGATAATCTCTGTTGTAATAATTGGGGTCCACGTTCTTGCCGCATCGGCAACTTCAGCCGCCCGCCATTCGCAGCCGCATTTTGGACACGTCCACGCATCAGTGTTTACCAGATCGGCCTTGCACGCCCGCGAGAAATGCTTAGAGCAGCAGTCGTCGTGTGCCATGAACTCGATCACCGGATAGCCTCGCGGAACAACTTCAGCGCCCGAGACAATCGCGTCACCGCCGCCCGAGCTTCCTCCGTCTGCACCGCTGGGTTAGGCTGTTCTGCGGTATCCATTGAGTCATTGGTCCGCAGCGGGTTGTAGGCGTCTGGACCTTCAGACGGATATTGCAGCTCCAGCACGTCCTCGTTGTTTTCAATGTCAACCTGTTGTCCGAGCAGCCGCACCGCTTCTTTCTGGTCGATACCCTGGCCACCCATGTAGGCCGCGACAATGGCGTTAACCTGCGCCGGAACGTCGCTTTCCATAATCGTTGGAAAGTTGACCACAACTTCGATGGCCGCGTCAGATGCAGCCTCGTAGACCATCTTGTTGTTTGTTCCCCGCTTTCTTGCTGCCTCGACTATCGGAATGGTCACCGGGATACTCCGAGCATTCAAAGCCTCGCGCAGCTTGCCAGACGGCCCTGTAACGC